CGGCATGGCTGCGCTCGATAGTTCGCTGCATCGCCATAACAATACGGTTCACAGACTGACCCTGACGCGCCCCCTGTTGCAGCACATCCGTTAAACCCTGCCGGGTTTCATTATCCAGCCGCCACAGACGGTCAGATAATGTCAGCCCATCCGGCCAGCGTTTCACAAACGCCTGTTCGGTCAGTTTCAAAACATTAGCGCTTTGTAGCAAACCATCTGCCGCCGCCACAGAAACAGCTGTCTGTATGCCCGATTTAACAGACCCTCTAACGCTCGATAAATAGTCATTGAGCGCCTGTTCAGCATCCTTGGAAATAGACCAACCTTCCGATTTTAGCTTCTTGACCAGGTCAGCGACAAACCGGCCGGTTGATTCGGTCAAATGACCATCCTGTTTTTGAATCTCACGCCACAGGCGTTTGTATAGCAATGTACAATCAGTCATTCACTTGTTAGCAGACTCATAGCCATAACATTATGAAAATTGCTACAACTAAAACACCTGTTCCGAATATCGTAATTATTGCCGCCCAAATTTCACCAGCATCAGAACCATGCTTTGAAAAATACGTCAACACATCATGCATAGTCAGCATTAAATGAGCAGCCGCTAATAATACAAAACCGAATCCTATAATCTTTGGCATACTATATTTGCTTTTGCAACCTGTCCCCATAAGTATCCCCGGCCGCATCAATCTCATCATCAATCGCATTCATCACACTCGGCGCGGTATCATTGGCTAAAATCTTCCGCGCCAGGCGCTTTTTAATCGCCCGGTCAAACTCTGCCCCCATATTCAAATTAACCGAATCCATAGCCACAGCGATTTCCTCTTTCAAATCGCTGATATTAAAATCCGTCGCATAGGCAATGTGGCCATTAAACTCACGGCCCATCCAAGCCGCCACCAGATGCGCAATATGATTTTCAGCCTGCTCGCAGCGCTCGGCAATGCCTCGCAACGTGCTGTTGGCTTCTTGAAAATGGAACGACAGCGCCACACCAGACTGCTGCACGCCGCCGACAAATTCAAGATTCGCGACTTTGTAGATATTCTCCACCGTGCGCGCGATACTCTCTTCATAAAGCTGAATGGGATTCGGTGGTGGGGCAATATATTCCGGCCGACCACCTCCGGTCGGGTTATATGTCAATGCGTTTTCGGTGGAAATCGTCAGGTCTTTCAACGCTTCGCGTTCCCGGTCATCATTGACAGGCAGCGTCAAAATGGCAAAGGTCTGCGCCCTGAACAATTCGCGCAGTTCCGAGCGGGCGTTATACAAATCCCAGTTCAGATTCGCCAGATCATAGGCAAATGAGCTGGCCCGGCTATCGGTAGGGTTCAACGGCTGTGCAGAGTGCAGCGGCACCACAGGCACCATGCCAAAACTGTAAACCCCACTGTCAATGACACCCGAGCCGTCTTTGTCTTCACTCAATACCCAGCCGTCGCGGGTAAAGGTTCTGAAAACCGGGTCTTTGCCGCGTTTCTCTGCAAAGGTTACCGACAGCCAGCTGCCGGTTCCATCTTTCTGCTCAGCGACCAGCTGGTCAGGCAATCTCAACGCCAAATAGGGCAAAGGCTCCTGCGCACGGGTCTGGGCGTCAATCGCCGCTTTATCGACAATCACATAAACTGTGCCTAGAATCATCGCCAGTCGTTGATAGGTAAACAATACCCGGTCCAGACTTGAACCTGCACCATCGGCATTGGACATAAACTGACTGTACAGATCGTCAACCTCACGGCTGGGCGCCTGTTTCCATAAGAAACCCATATATACGTCAGTTATTTTGCGAACATAGTTCGGATAAACCGCCAACTGTTTGCGCAAGGCTAATTTTTTAGGGGTTTCCCGTGGGTGTGGCAGTAAATATTCACCATTTGCAAATCCGCCTTTGCCGGTGTAAGCGTCTAATAAAAACTGGTCGGATGTTCTGTCTATCATATTATCCTCGTTTGTGTTGGCACGGCGCGCCGTGCCCGTACATTAGGCGCGCCGTGCCCCTACGCCCATTCATCGTTCCCACGCTCCGCCGCACAAGGATGTGCCAGTGCAGCTTTAGGCAGGATGCCGGTTGCTGCCCGCGTGGGAACGCCCGCCAAGACGCTCTGCGTCACCAAAATACGCCCCTACGCCCATTTTAATTTCATCGGGGTATATGTTTCGCACGTCACGCCATTAACACTGGCATACCAGGCCAGCGCCTTGGCAATGGCCGAATCACCATGACGTTTTTTGCCGCCACTGTCTTCCGTGCGAATTTTCGGCAGCTTGATAATGCCATTAATCACCTGCAATGCCCGCAAATCATTAAGCTGATCGGCATCAGCCGGAATCGTCAGCTTGGCATCTTCAAACGCCGCCTTGAATTTCGGCATATTTTCCAGATACCAGCTATCTGTAAACTTGATTTCAAAAATACGCTGACTGCCATAGCGGTGCCGGGCTTGTTCTGCCAGATACATGCCGTTGCCACCAGCATCCAGCGCCCCGCCAATCAGATTTGGCAATCGATCAACAATATAAAACAGAATCTGTTCTTGCTGCTTGAAGGGAATATTGCGCAGCTCCACGCTGAACGGGTTAATCCTGTCCAGGTTTGGCAAAATCGTCAGCGGCTCGATAACGGTTAAATCCCCAAAACGGCCAAAATCCTCGCCAAAACAATGCTGACAATGCGGGTCAAGCTGCATTAAAAGCGGTTTTAACTGTGATTCACAAAAGTCATTAACCTCAGCCTCGCGCAAATGCTCAGGCCATTCATTAAACGATGCCTCTTGTTCAAACCGAATGACGGGATACGCCTTGCTCATCCGGCTTTCAATCAACACCCGGCTCAATGCCGAGCCGCCCGATTGCGACGGAATACAGAAATATTCCTCATCGGCGGCTTCCTTGCTCGGTGCGTTTTTAATCAGTTTCTCACGCCAGGCGTTTTCGGCCTCTTGGCTCCAGGGCTTGTTGGTCACAAAACAAATCCGTTTATACAGCCCGTCTTTTAAAGCGTCATCCAGGGTAATGCGGTGTACGCTATACGTTTTCCGGCCTGCGCGTGCATCCTCGATGTATTGGTTATATTCGTTATCGACGCCGTTATGGGTGCTGATAATCCGCACTCTCGCCCCCCACATCGTCAACGCCATGGCCGCCTTCAACAATTCGTGCAGCGAATCATGGAATGCCGCCTCATCGATGACCACATCACCCTGCATGCCGCGCAAATTGGAGGGCCGCGAGCTGAGTGCGGTAATTTTGTGGCCGGAATGTGGAAACTTGATGGTATAGCTGAGAATCTCTCTGGAGCCGTCCTCATCTTTGAAGATTCCGGCTTCATAATGATCAGCCAGTTGATTGAAAGCCTTGGCGAACAGTCCGCAAGCGGCAATATATTCCAGAGCCATCTCCTGACGAGACCCGACATAATAGACATTTCGACCTCCGCGCCGTTTTGGTTTTGCAGCTGTCACCACATTGCTGGCAGCCTCCGCCCAGGTCAGCCCCGTCCGCCTGGATTTCTCGGCAATCTTGACTTCCGATTCATCTTCAAACCAGCGTGCCTGATACGGCAGCAGCACCGGCTCATCGTCCGGAAAATAATCATCAGTGCTCAGATCAAGCGATTCGTCGCGGCTCATTTCGTTCTCGTAATTGCTGCAATGCCTCAAGCCTGGCAAATTGAATCTGCGCCTCACCAGGGGCAGGGTAGGGTTCCAGCATCATCGCCACACGCTCAGTAAAATACTCGATATCATCAACGCTATAGGCATAATGTCTGGTAAGCCATTGGTCATCCGTCATTTGCCCAACAATACCCGCTTAATAGACGCCTCAACCTCGGCGCTGATGCCATCGTTCTTAAGCTCTTCGGTCAACTCCTCAGCCGCTTCCTCACGTGCCTTGCGGCGAATCTCGGCATCACGCTTCTCATTCTCGCTGGCGGCCCGCTCCAGCTTCTCAATCGCCACCGCCAGCTCCCGAATCAACTTGGGCTCAACCGGCTCGCCATCTTCCGACATGGCAATGGCCGTATCAAACGCCAGGTTTCTGACCACCTCATTTAACAGCTGCCCGACCTGGCCTTGCGGCTGACTGCCCAGTTTTGCAATCCACATGTCGGCAATTTCCCGAGACTGACGCAACTTGGCGCCAATTTTTTCCATTTTGATGGAATAGCGGTTAACCGCCGATGCTGAAATACGGATATCTTCATCCCATTCTGCCAACTGCCGGTTGATTTCATGTGTTGCCTCAAGCTGACTGACCGCCGGGTCTCTCAGCAAGGCATTCAACGCCTCACGAAATTTAGGCGGCAGCTTGTCAACCGTCGATTTACGTCCCATTATTCCGGCCTCGGACGTGCCACACCCGGAACCACAGCCGTACCACAGGCCACATCAACCCCGCGATTACGCAATATCGCCAGCGTCACCCCGGCAATCTCAGTGGTTGAAATCAGCGCCAATTCAGACAACATAGCCAGGTCAGCCGACAACACCACGCCAGATACCCCATAGCCAAGCTCGCTCAACAGCTCCTGCAACAGCGCCGCATTGATTTTATAATCCGGATCATCCTTAAGCAGCTGCAATATGGTCAGCCTGCGTTTTTCTGCTTTAATATCAGCCATGCTTGCGCTCCTCGTTCATTTGTTTAATCTGGCCTATCAGCTCGCCAATCATCAGCTGCGTTTGCTGATTGCCTTTCCCCAGCTCATCGATGCGTTCGTGAATGCGAATAATCTCGCTCGATGTCGGCAACGCCTTAAATTCCGCCTCAAGACGGGCCAGCCGTAAACATTTGGCATCAAACCGCTCAGCCACACTTTTCTCCAGATTATGAATCGAATCGCGTGTTACCCGCTGTTTTCTGTCCTGCCAGACAATCAGCCAGACCACCCCGCTGATGCTCATGTTCAGCACAGTGAGCGCCAGCGATAACCATTGCAGTTCCATTATTTCTTATACTCCCGCATCACCTTTTCAGCCGACCGGCCAATCACATAGCCGCCTAACCCCACTTTGACAATCTCCAGCAGCAGCTCAACGTGTCGTTCTGGCAGGTTAGGCGCGGTATAGCCTAGCCAGTGTGCGACAATCAGCCCGGTAAAAATCAGCATCACCAGCGGCCGCCAGTTACGCTGCAGCCAGCTTTCGCCATTCGCCTCGGCGATAATCACCGCCGCCTGTTGCTTCAATGCCTGGTCATCGGCGGCAATCAAGCCTTTGGTAATCTCAAACTTCAGCTTTTCAGCCATCCCGGCATCCGGAGCGACTTTATCAACGACCTTGCCAATCAAATCACTAATGGGGCCGATCAGTAAATTCCACATGATTAACCTTTATCCCGTAAAAATCGCATAAACCGCCGGTGCGACACGCTGACCATCAACTCAAACACCGCTTCACGTCCCATCTTAATCAGACAATTGACGTCATCATCTAGCCGCTGCGCCTTGATCCGCTGCTGAGTCAAAAGGCGTTTTGTCGTGTCATATTGAAAACGGGCAATATCCGCCGCATTACGCGCCCGCCGGGTCGCGCTTAATAATGTCTCAATACGCTGTAAAAGCTGTTTTTCGTTATTCATAAATCCAGCACCTTGTGCGTGTCGTGTACCATGTTATAAACCTTGTTCGTTAGAATAAGGTGCTGGATAAATATGCCCACCCAAAGGCGTCATATCGCCTTCCAGCCATTTTTTAACATCAAAGCCAGGGCAGGTTTTATGGGCGGTGTAATCACGGTGACCAACCACGCGTTTAATCTGCGGAAAAGCATTTCTCAATGCCTCGACCTTCGCCGCCAGCGCCGTCCATTGCGCCGGGGTAAATGTGTCGGTGCCAATTAAACAAATGCCAATCGATTTGCGATTATGGCGAAAACAATGCGCGCCTTCCTCATCCAGCTTGCGGCCGTTTTCGATGGTGCCATCGATGTCAATCACAAAATGATAGCCAATCGCCTGTAACGGATAATCGGCATTGATAAACGCCTGCGACCTGTGCCAGCCACGCTCGGCATGCCAGTGATCGATATCGCGGGCACTGAATGGCCGGCCATTCGGCGTATCAGCGCAATGGATAATAATTTCGGTCAGCGTTGACAGATTACGATACCGGCTCATAGCAGCCACCCGAAAATCATCCCCAAACCCAG